TACCGCCCTCGCGGGATTCCGAGGCCATCGAAGATGTCTCCTCCGTTACCCAGTAGACCTCCGCCCGGCATCGTTACAGGCTGCAGGGATGGAGGCATCTTCACAGATGACCCGGTCCGCTTGGACTGTATCTTTGTCGGATCGTACTCGTCTTGCTGGTTGGATTGAGTGTTACTGGGTGACGATTGTTTCACGCCGCGGCGGTACTGTCTATCCCCCGCTAGCACGCTACATACGCCCGCCATCGCGTCAGCTACGTCCTTGCTTCCCCCCTCTGGGTGGTCCACCTTGCGGCCCGTGTCAATTAGCTGCGTAAGCTCCTGGTATGGGATCTCCAGCTCACGGGTATCGCCATGCTTCCAGAATGTCATATAGCGAGGGAACTCGATCCGCTCCTCGTAGATGCAATCCCGGAGGTCCTGATAAGGAATCAGGTTCTTATCCACGGAAAGATATTCCGCATCGATGCGGCGCTTCTGGAGTTGCTGCATCGTATCCTGTGACTGGAATCCATCCAGGGTTACCTTCTTGATTCTAAATCCCAGCTCATCTTTCAGCTGGTAGATCACCTGCCTGACATCTGACAGGATAATCTCCCGGCCCGGCATGGGCCTTATCCTCAAGAGCATGTCGAACACAACGACGGGCATATCCTCGCCGTCGATATTCTTTACCTCCCGGACGTGACCCATCGCCATGCCTAGAGCGTCACCATTCGCACTGTACGCGATGTCCACATGCACGACCCGAGGAAGTGTATCCTTGGCGCGGAACCACGGCGCAAACTCCGGAACGTCAAGCCTTGGAAGAACAGGCCCAGTGTCTACGCCGAACCTTTCGTGCCACTTTTCGCGAGCCGTGTCCAACTTGAAGGTCATGCCGATGAAGGGGTTGCCGACAATCGGAGGATAGCCCGCTAGATCCTTCAGTGCTTTATCTGGATCGTTGGTGAATTGACGCTTGTACAGCTTGGGGATCTCCATGAAGTCAGGGTTTTCCTGGAGGTCAACCATGATTTTGGAGATCTCAATCTTGCGCCGCCGGTCAAACCAGAAGCTATCCCTTGTTCCGTCGGCATTCAGGAAGCGGGCATCCTCCCACCCGTAGCTCTCCCACAGGGGGAGCCTGCTGACGTAGGCGTCCGGGTCGTCCGTGAACTGGGTAAATTTCTTGGACGCGAACCCGCTGGCCTTCTTCATCTGGCCAATCAGAATTAGCAGACCCCTGTCGCCGAACCGGGAGGTGATACGGTTACTGATAGTGTTGTAACCGTTCTCGGCATAGTCGGCTTTGGGTGTCACGCGGTGACTGTCCATCTCGTCGAGGACACCACCAAGAATGTTATAGCCCTCGAACGTCGTTTCGGCCGAGTCGCCCGGCACGATCCAGATATCCTTCTCGGGCCAACGCATCTGGTTCTTAAATGCCGGGTCCTGTGGCCACTTCTTGAACCATGCGGAGTGCTTGATGCGCGCCACTACGTCCGCGAAAATGACCTCACGCGCCTGATCCTCCGAGGTGGACATCATCATGAAGGCGATCCGGGACCCCGGCATCAGTCCAAAAAACTGTTGCGGGTCCTTTAGGCACAGGACCCAGTGCACCATGTACGGCAAAACAATACTGGCGAAGGTAGTTTTGCCGATGCCGATCGCGCCGGTCATCATGGCTTCCTTGTATTCAGCCAGGCTGTAAGGCTTTGACTCCTCGCCGAAGATGTCAACCAGAACTTTCAGAACGCCGGGCCGGACGTTTTTCTCGATGTTCAGATACGCGGGCTGCAAAAACTCCCTGATGCTAGCTGGCCGCTCAGAGAAATCTGGGTTGTTCTTGAGCCAGTCTACTTCGCGGAGCGCCGCCTTCAGTTGTTCATCTGTGATCGTCATGGCTGAACGATCTGTCCGGTGATTGCGAGGCGCTCTTCCTTCTTTGAATTGTGCAGAGTTGCTGCCGTGCTAACGGCCTGCTGCTGTGACACGTTCGCCATGTTCTTGAGGACACCCTTGACGAGATCGCTGGTGATCTCGTCACGCGAAATACCAGATGCCTCCAGCTCTGCAACCACTGTAGCCATGAGCTGCTTCGGGTCTGACTGCGCGATAGCGACCTGCGCCGATCCGCCTGACCCGACTCCGACGTTCACTTGCACCTTGGGGCCGCCCGCCAGGCTCGGGTCGATCAACTTCGCCAGCTTTGTCGCCTGGTCAAACACGGTCTTGCCGAGCTTGGTGACCTCCGGGTCCAGTCCGTCGGCGGCAGCTTCCTCCACGGCCATGGCGTCTTCGAGTCTCTCGGCGTTCCGCTTCAGGAGCTGACTCATGCCGCCGATCAGCACGTCAACGTTGCGACTTCCAAATGCATCTGCAAGTCCCACGGTCTCACTTCCTTTCACGGTGCATACAGAGTTCTCTCGAAACAGGGTGCAGGCGTTCATGAGAATGCATGTGTTGCACTGGAACTTGTCCAGGTCGGTGGAGTTGATCCCTACGTTCCGCATGAGCTTGCGCCGCGCAGCTGGCAGAACAAAGTTCTTGTCTGTCACCTTCATGTACTCACTCGGCACGAACAGCGTTGTGCGACCACCTCGACCCCTGGTTGGGCTCGCGAACGGAACCACGTTGTCCCAGAAGTTGCTCGCCCACCGAGCAGATCTGAGTGACATGAGGATTCTGGAATCCTTGTCCATCATGTCCACCTGATCCATGCCGACAAGTGTGAACCAGTCCTGGTAGATCTTGTTGAACATGTTGTGATCCGGGAGGATCTTGCCCGTAGGGAGAGCCACCCGGTTGCAGGAGATTCCAGTTCTGGTTAGATCTTCCGGGAGGTAATCCACTGCCCCGAACTTGAATCCAAACAGGTCGGCAAACTTCTTTCCGCCGGAGATAAAGATCTTCACGTTCGGATAGTCCATCTGAATCTCGCGCATGCGCAGCATGAAGAACTGCCGCTCGTCCCCTGCAGGTGGGATTCTGTGGATAACCACCGTGTGGGACTGGCCCTTCACCGGCCGGTACTCCGGCTGCACGGTTGAGTTGTAGAAGTCAGGGTTATCCCCGACGTTGTTATCGAGCAAATAAAACAAGTCCTCTTCGGGCTCGTCGGGTGCCCAGGTGGGATAGACTGCGACCGGCTTCATGTAGTTAGAGAAGTTGGTATACAGTGGCGCGCCGGTGTGGTCAACGAGCATCATCTCGCAGACTCCATATCCGACAGTGTTTGCCCTGAACCAGGACAGGATCTCGCGACCCTTTGATAGTGCTTCAGCCGTGTGCCAGGTGAACCGCCTGAACCCATCGTCAAGTGCAATGGGGAGGAACTTGGCAGGCTGCGAAATCCACAGGTCGACCATTTCTTTATGACCCTTTTCGCTAGGTTGCCTTGACGGTAGTATTGCATGAAGTATCCGGTCCGCGCAATCCCGGACCGGAAGCGGAAACAGGGCCTGCACTGTCGCCACTTGCGGAGTAGTGGCAGTGCAGGCCCTGCTGGAAGGGTGAAGATTGACGGCGGGGTGTCGCACTTCGAATACCACTATACACACCTTGTGTCAATATCCGCAACCCCGACCCCGGTTGCACGGTTCATCATTTTCGGTTACAATCATCGGGCGGACGGCACTCCGCACTCTATCGGAGTGCCCTTGTTTCGGAAGGGTTCTAGTGACAACAGAAGAAGATGCCAAGCAGTTGGCTAAGTTGTTTGCAAAGCACTTCATCTCGCGGCCCGACATCAAGGCAATCCAGAACTCACAGGGTGAATACCGGCCGTTGCGGGACGCGCCGTTCACCATGCCGGACCTGACGGATCACATCCTGGGGCAGAAGACGTACGGGCACTACATGCTGGGCGAGGACGACAGCTGCAAGTTGTTCTGCTTCGACGTGGATCTCCTGCCGTACGACGATCCGGCCAAGAAAAAAGAAGGCATGCCGCACGAGCTGCGGAGACTTCCGGCCATGCGCAACGGCCGCGGTCAGTACTTCGGCTGGTCCGACAAGAATCCACGAGAGCACTGGGGCTCGCGGGCTCCCGGCACCGCGAGAGACTTCCTGAAGATCCAGATGCTGACGATCGCAGGATTGCTGGCAACCCGGATCGCAGACGAGCTGGAGATCCCAACGCTCGTGTCGTACTCGGGCAGCAAGGGCGTGCACGTGTACGGGTTCACCGGCAAAACAACTGCCGGACTGGCGCGACAGGGCGCACAGCTGGTTCTGGATTCTTTCCAGGAAACGAAAGATCTCACCGGCGCCTGGGAACTAAGCCGAGGCAACAACATCTACACTTACAAGATCCCCGGCGAAGAGGGCGGTCACCTCAACCAGGTGAATCCCGCACTCAACTGGGAGCAGTTCAACCTGGAGGTCTATCCAAAGCAGGACTCATTGAGCGGCAAGGACCTGGGGAATCTCTTGCGGCTCCCGCTCGGAGTAAACAACAAGTCGCCGAAACGCGATCCGGGATTCTTCATCAACCTGAGCAACGATGTGCTCAACCCCAAGAGTTTCAAGCCGATGAATCCCATCACTGCACTCAGTACAATGAACCCGTGGCAGTAAGGCGGCAATAGGTGAGCACTACTGAAACACCCTTCGAGCGTAAGATGCGAGAGAAGGCCAATGCGAAAGGCCTGACTCTCGTAGCGTCGAGGGTAATAACTCCGGTAGTACCGGTAGCATCGCCTACACTCACCCATGAGGAGAACGTTCCTACAGCTGAAGACTTGGGACTCGGAGTTAATCCCGAGCAGGCAGCTCTCGAT